AATATGATTGATAAGTTTATCAAAGCAAAAGGTGCATTATCTGATATCGATACATTCACTGTATTTAGTGAAGGTGGTGATTTGAAGATGGCAATTGGATATTCTTCTATTTCTACAAATAGAGTAACATTCACTGCAATTAAAGGATTTGATGGTGATGTTAAACCAATCTCATTCTCAGCAAAGTATTTAAAAGAAATCTTAACTGCAAACAAAGAAGCTACTTCAGCAAAATTGAAAGTATCAACTGATGGTTTAGCAAATGTTGAGTTCTTAATTGATAACTTTGCATGTAAATATTATTTAGTAGAAATTTCAAATTAATAAAATGGCAGACCAATTAGAATTATTCCCAGATTACGATGTTTCATTTGATAAGTTAATTGAAAATGTAATTAATTGGGCAGCTGATAAAGATATCTTAAAGAAAGAAAATGCACCAAAGCAATTATTAAAAGTTTTGGAAGAAGTGGGTGAAACTGCAGGAGCATTATTAAAATCTAAAGATGAGGAAATAAAAGATGGTATTGGTGATACATTTGTAACACTTATCATTTTGGCTAAACAATTAGGATTAACTCCTAGTCAATGTTTAGAAGCCGCTTGGAATGAAATTAAAGACCGTACTGGTAAGACTGTAAATGGTGTATTCGTAAAAAATTAATATGAGCTTTTTCGCAAATAACATTAATAAAAAAGAGCATAGCTTGTGGGTAGAGAAATACCGCCCACAAACTCTTGCTGACTATGTTGGTAATGCAACAATCAAAGAAACTATTCAACAATATTTGGATAATAACGATATCCCACATTTACTACTTTATGGTAAAGCGGGTACAGGTAAAACTACATTAGCAAAGTTAATCGTAAACACAATCAAATGTGATTTTATGATTATCAACGCATCGGATGAGAATAATGTGGATACCGTTCGTAACAAAGTAAAGAACTTCGCATCATCAGTAGGTTTTGCAGGATTTAAAGTTGTGATTTTGGATGAGTTTGATTATATGACTCCAAACGCACAAGCAATCCTCCGCAACTTAATGGAAACATTCAGTAAACATTGTAGATTCATTTTAACTTGTAACTACATTGAGAAAATCATTGACCCGATTCAGAGTAGATGTCAATCATTTGCAATTATACCTCCAACTAAAAAGGATGTAGCAATTCAAGTGAGTAAGATATTAGATTCTGAAAAGATTACATATGATATTAAGAATGTAGCTGATATCGTAAGTACATACTATCCTGATATTCGTAGAATTCTAAATACCTGTCAATTACAATCTGCTAAAGGTGAACTAAAAGTGGATAAGGCAATTATGATTGAATCTGATTTCAGAAATAAATTAGTAGATGCACTTAAAGGTAATGATGATAAACGAAATCTATATCTGAAAACTAGACAAATGGTATTAGATAATCAGATGAATGATTATACCGAAATGTATACATACCTTTATGATAAGGTAGATGAGTATGCAGGTGGAAATACTGCTAATGTTATATTAGCAATTTCAGAATCTCAATATAAAGATTCATTAGTAGTAGATAAAGAAATTGTTTTCGCATCTCTATTGATACAAATTATAAACAATATAAAATAAATAAAATGCAAAACGGACAACAACCTCCAATGCCAAACTTTAACTTAAATGATACGAGAGATATTCCTTGTGAATGTGGCAATCTAATCTTTATGCAAGGTATGAGATTCAAAAAGGTTTCTCGTTTAATTACCGGAGAAACTAAAGATTCAATTATTCCTATTGAAGTATTTTTATGTACTCAATGTGGTAAACCATTACAAGAATTAATGCCTGATGAATTGAAGGATAAAAAAGTAATTGAATAGTATGGCTGGTAAATCATTATTTGACCACATTAAGGCGATAACAAACGAACAAGACCCAAAGTACTTTGAGCAGTTATCGGAAGAGGATAGAAAGAGTTGGAGTAATTTTATGATTAACCGATTTCTTTCTATGAATCCCGATTGGATTGAACTTATTGCATCTATACTACCTTTGACTCAATCACTTGAATCAAAGGATATGTATAAGTTGTATATAAACATTATCCCTAAAGGTAGATATTTCCTAAAGTATATGAAAGGAAAATCTGCAGAAAAATATGAAGATTTTGTTGTTAATCTCATAAAAAATGAGTATCTTTGTTCTGAGCACCAAGCAAATGATTATCTTGAAGTCCTTTACGCAAGTAGAGAAGGTAGAGAAAACATTAAATATATTTGTGAGAAATATGGTGTAGAGAAAAAACAAATAACAAAATTAAAATTAAAAATATAATGGCAAGAGTTTCATTCAGTCAGTATTCAATGTGGAGTTCTTGTCCACAACAATACAAGCTAAGTTACATAGATGGGTTATCAGAATCAAGTTCTAATATACATTCAGTATTTGGCTCAGCAATGCATGAAACTCTTCAAGAGTATTTAAGTAGATGCCTTCGTATTTCTAAATCACAAGCTGATAAGAATATGGATACAAAAGAATTCCTTAAAGAAAAGATGAGAGAATTCTTTGTTAAGGAATCCAATGATGGAGCAAACCCCATTTGTTCCAAAGAGGAGTTAGTTGAGTTTTTAGAAGATGGGTATCTTATTTTAGATTATTTTCAGAAATCTAAAAACTTCAATAATTTTTTCTCACTAAAAGATGACGAATTAGTTGCTATTGAGCAACCTATCAATACTAAGATTTTAGAACATGTAAACTTTATGGGTTTCATTGACTTTATCGTTAGAAGTAAAACGACAGGTAGATATCGTATTACCGATTTTAAAACATCTACCAAAGGTTGGAGTAAGTATCAAAAATCTGACCCAATTAAAAATTCACAAATCCTATTATATAAAAAGTTTTATGCTGAGTTGATTGGTATATCAACTGATATAATTGATGTTGAATTTATTATTCTCAAAAGAAAAGTAGCCGAAGTAGAAGATTTCACAATACCCCGTATCAGTAAGCATGTACCAGCAAGTGGTAAACCATCAATCAATAAAGCTTGGAAAGGATTTAGTGAATTTGTAGAAAGTGTATTTGATTCGGAAGGTAAATATAGAACCAATGTAGAGTATCCAAAAAAACCATCTAAATTATGCGGATGGTGTGAATTTTTTGATAGAGGTTTATGTGACGGAAAATAATTTTATATATATATATTTATATATAAATTATAATAACAATGGCAAACCTAAAATTAACTACGGTTAAGGTTATAAGAGAGTTATACGATACGGATTTTAAAATAGCTACAATTACAGGTGGTATCAATTTCCAAAAGCTCGTTAACAGAACCTTAGACCTTTATGTAAAAAACGAAAAATTTAGAACACAAGTGAACGACCACAAAGAGTTACAAATAAGTGGTTCACAATTTTAAGAAACAAAAAAAAGTTATGGCAAAAAAGAAAATTCTGTTACTTTCCGATGATTTACGAATGGCTAGTGGTATAGCCAATGTTTCCAAACAATTAGTATTAGGGACAGTCGATAAGTATGATTGGGTACAATTAGGAGCAGCAATCAAACACCCAGAATCGGGTAAAGTATTTGATTTAAATGATGATATCAGAGCTAGAACAGGTATAGCAGATGCAAGTGTTAAAATATATCCATTTGATGGTTATGGTAACGCAGATGTTATTCGTCAATTATTGATGATTGAAAGACCAGATGCTATCTTACACTTTACCGACCCGAGATATTGGATTTGGTTATATGATATGGAACATGAAATCAGACAAAGCACTCCTTTATTCTTTTATCATATTTGGGATGATTTACCAGACCCAAAATACAATAGAGATTACTACGAAAGTTGTGATTGGATTGGTACAATTTCAAAACAAACTTATGGTATTACTAAAAGAGTTTGGGGTTGGGATAAAGAATCATATTGGACACCGCCTGCTGATTGGCAAGTGAGTTATGTACCACATGGTATCAATTCGGAATTATATAAACAAGTTGAAGTTCCAAAAGATTTTAAACAATCAATTTTGGGTGATAAAGAGTACGAATTTATTCTTTATTGGAACAATCGTAATATTAGAAGAAAACAACCTGTTGATGTTATTTTAGCATTTGATAAGTTTGTTGAAGCACTTACTCCTGAACAAAGAAGTAAAGTATGTTTATTAATGCACACCGAACCTGTACAAGAGCATGGTACTGATTTACCTACTACAATTGAGCATTGTTGTTTGTCAGATACCAATGTAATATTTGCAGATGGTCGATATACCGAAGAGCAATTGAATTGGTTATACAATATGGCAGATGTAACAATTAATATTGCATCAAACGAAGGATTTGGATTAGCAACTGCAGAATCAGTAATGGCAGGAACACCAATCATATTAACGGTTACAGGTGGTTTACAAGACCAATGTGGATT